GATCCTGACCTCACTGACACTTCAGAATCCTTTGGACTCCCTGCTACTGCTGACCTTATGTTCGCTCTCATATCTAGCGAGGAACTGGAACAGGAAGGTAGAATAATGGTTAAGCAGTTGAAGAACAGGTACAATGATCCTACTACAAATCGTAAGTTTGTTGTGGGTATAGATAGAGCGAAGATGAAGTTATTTGATGTTGCAGAATCTACTTCTGAAATCATGAGTGAGAAGGAAGAAGATTCAGACGTTAATGCTTTTGATGCAGTAAAACAAAATCAAGACCGCCTTAGTAAATTCGCTGAATGGAATGTTTAAACATGGAGACATCGTTGAATTCAATGGAGAAAGAGGTTTCGTTAACTTCTTTGATAAACATGGTCCTTACTTCACATTATGTGTGAGGCAATGGGATGATCCAGGCAAACTGCATGGCGTAAGTCAATGCAACCTTCTAGTCTATAGACATTATTGGAAGGACGTTAAAATGATAGAACCAGCACAATCTGCTGATACCTATCACTCACAAGAACACCGTTATTCAGATCCACAATGACACAATCAGTTGATTATGATAAGTACCTAGAGTTTGTCGATGGTACTACAAGCCACCCTTCTAAGAGTACAGATGAGTTCATCAATAGAATTAAAGACTTAGAATCTAAGGGTGTTGATATTCCTAGACTCCTTACTGCTGCTGTTGGTATCAGTGCAGAAGGTGGAGAGTTCACAGAGATAGTAAAGAAGATTGCTTTCCAGGGTAAGGAACTTACAGAAGATACTAAGGTACATCTTTTAAAAGAATTAGGTGATGTGTTCTGGTACATTGCACAAGCTTGTAATGCATTAGATCTAGACTTCCAGACTATAGTAGTTACTAATATGATGAAGTTAGCAGCACGATACCCAGAAGGTGAGTTTGATGTATTCAAATCAGAGAACCGAAAGGAAGGTGATATCTAAGACCATCCCCCTCTAAATACTAGAGGGGGATTTTTTTATGGCTACTAAGGTAAACTTTACAAAGCAAGTATATAATAAAATACCATCATCATGTCCTGATAAGGATAAGCTTATCAAGTTGATGGAGGAATTATTCACGTGCTCTGATTTTTGGATGGTTTTTGATGATTCCATACCCAAGTTTAGTAAAGTGCCTAGTAAAATACCGACTAGAAATGTAATAGAACTCTTTACTGATGATGAGGGTTATGAGAATGTTGTTAAATCACCGTTACTAACGGCTAATAAGTTTCAAGAGAGAATAAGAACAGGAAGAGGAACAAAGAAGTCTCCTTATCAATACCGTTATAAAAATGGATCGACTGACTGGTCAGTTTATAAGGAAACAGTTAGTATTCAATGGCTCGATAAAACTAGACCAGAGGTTCAGCAGCGAATAAGAATAGGAACAACAGGAAAATCAGGTGAGACTATTAATGCATCAGCAATGACTAAGGCTCAGGAGATGGGATCTGCTTTTGTTTTTGAGAGAGCTCTTAGGTATAATAAGAGATGGGATACGTGGGAGAAGTTAAAGGGAGATGATGTTGTTAGAAAAACATTGGATACAATATGGAAACAATGTAATGTAGGTACAGATCGTGTTACTAATGATTGGTATAGGAATTTTCATGCTCAGAATAAAAAATTACTACATGTAGTTGGTAGTCATAACTTTACTATCTTTGAACGTGACGGAAGATTTATGAATTTCGTAACAAAATATGTAAGAGATAATGGATGGGCTGCTGGTGGAAAGAAAGATAACTGGAACCCTGCTGATATCTGGATAAGTACTAATAAGCAGAAACAATGGATCAAGTACTTAAAAGATCAAACAAGTGTACCAAGATCAAATTCTTTTTCTTCTGTCGGGACTGCTATTGATATACAACTTCTACAGTTCAATGCAATAATGAGAGCACTGTTTCGTAAGAAAGAAATATGGGGTATATCTCTCAAGAAGGTAAGCAAAGAAACTGCAGAATGGGCAGAGGTTAATGTTCATTGGGATAATGATGCTGATAAGAAGTTAGGATTTCATCAGTTAAAGGCAATGAGATTTCATTATGATTCAACCAATTGTGATTGTGGAAGGAAGGAAGATAAGAATGGAACTATTCAACTTGCTACTCAAGATACTAAGTTGAATGTTAAGGGTGCTGCTAATAACATGTATAAGTTTCAGATAAAAGCGAATGATAGTACTAAGTTTAGTGGTCTGAAGTATGAACCAACTGATGATACTGCTGGTTCAGCTAGATTGGGTAAAGCAACTGTTGAATATGTTGAGGATCTTTTTAAGAAATATGGTTCGAGATTAAAGTTTTCTGGTAGTAAGGATGATTACCCACAAGATGCTGAAGAATTTTTAAAACAAAAGGACAAATGGATTCATGTAATTGGTAGAGTTAAGGGTCATGGTGTGACAATTGGAACTGCAACTGAACTAGAAGCTTACAATAATATTTTGTTGATTTTTAATAGCCAACCATATGTTTCTAATTCTAAACTCATGCAATTAGCTTGGTTAGATTCTTTCTTCAAGGTTCCTGGTAAGGATAATAGAGATAAATTTTTAACTGATATGGTCTTCATCGCTCAGAAGATGGGATTGAGATATGGTCCATTTGGTAAGTTATACTAATGTCTAAGAACACTCACCTAGAACATTTAGAAGATAGCATCCTACTTGATGGTAAGAAGGGTGCAGAAGATGCATTCAAATTTTTAGATTCTTTGGCTAAAACTTTTACTGGTAAGGGTTCTAGTAATTTTAAGATGACTACGAAGTGGGATGGTGCACCTGCTATATTCTGTGGACAGTATCCAGGAACAGATCATTTCTTTGTTGGTACTAAGTCTATCTTTAATAAGGATGCAAAGATTAATTATACTGAAACTGATATTGATAACAATCATGGTCATGCTCCTGGACTAGCTTCTAAGTTGAAAGATGCTTTAAAGTATCTTCCTTCTATAGGAATTAAAGGAGTAGTACAGGGAGACTTATTGTTTACTGATGATAAGAATGTAGAAATAATTGATGGTAAGAAGTCTATTACCTTCAAACCAAATACAATAACATATGCTATACCAAAAGAAGACAGTGATTATGATCTAGCTGATGCTGCAAAGATAGGAGTTGTGTTCCACACCACATATACTGGTAGTACTATTGAGAGACTCCATGCTTCTTTTGGATTTGATCCATCCACTCTCACTAAAGATAAAGATGTGTTTGTTATCAGTGCAGAGATAGACACGTTAGGTAAAGATGTTTTACTAACAAGTCAAGAGAAACAGAAGTTAATTAGTTTGAAACAAAGTAGTTCACAACTAGTTAAAACCTGTGGTCCTTTCTTGGATGGTGTAGCAAAACAGATAGCAGAGAATGATCAACTTACCATTGGTGTTAAGCTTAAACAATATTTTAATAAGTATGTTCGAGAAGGTAAACAAGTAGGAAATAGTTTTACTTCTGATTTTAAGGATTACTTTAGTGGTGAGTGTAAGAAGGCAGCAGATAAAGTAAAGCAACCAAAAACTAAGGCAGCAAAACTTGCTAAGTTATATGATGGTCGTGATTTTATAGATGCTCATGGAGCTCAGTTTGGTAGTACTGTGAAGTTATATAAGATTATACAGGATGCTAAAGAAATATTTGTTACTAAGCTTGAGAAGGGTGAAAAGTTTGGTACTTATATTAGGACTGATGAAGGTCTTGAGATGACTGCACAGGAAGGATATGTTGCTATTCAGAATGGTAAAGCTACTAAATTAATTAAGAGGTTAGTGTTTAGTCAGGCTAACTTTGATGTCTCACTTAAGGGTTGGTCATGAAAAGAGCTTGGTTTGTGTTTGGTAGGTTTAATCCTCCTACTATAGGACATAAGAAAATGTTAGATCAGCTTAAGAAACTTGCTGGCCAGGAAGATTATTATATCTGGCCTACAAGGACACATGGTAAACCAGATAACCCATTGTCTCATGATAAAAAAGTGGAGTGGATGGAGAAGATGTTTCCAGAACATTCTCCTCACATAGAGTCTCATTCAGATATAAAAAAAATTGAATTTGTTTTGCAGTGGCTTATGATGAAAGAATATACTGATGTTGTTTTAGTATGTGGTAGTGATAGGACAATGGCTTTCAGTTTCATTAAAAAGCATAACCAGAAAAGGAGTGAAAAGTCTGGTGCTGCATTTTATGCTTTTGATACTGTAGAGATTGATTCTACAGGATTAAATAGAGATCCCGATTCTAATAATGCAGATGGTATGTCTGCATCTAAGATGAGGGCTGCTGCTAAGAAAGTAGATACGGTTGATTTTTTAAAGGGTGTTGATGGTTTACTAAATACAGGTGATGCTTTAACATTGATGGAAGACGTTCGTAAAGGACTTGGACTGTGAAAACATTCAGAGACATTAAAAATCAGGCAGTAAGACAGAACTTCAGACAGAAGGAATGTTTCACTGAGGGACAGACTGTGATGAATGTTAATACTGGTATCAAGGGAAGAATAATCCGCACTGGACCTAACTACGTTATCTGTGTTTCCGAAGCCCAAGAAATGTTTAGAGCTTGGGTGAGGGACATAAGAGAAGTCAATGAAAGTATAAATAAACCAAGAAGAACAGCCTTTTTTACTCATGGACAAGCAAGCACCTACAACATCAGTGCAACATAATGATGATTATTCTAAAGCACTAATCGAATCATATGCACAGTGGATGGATGGAGATACCTTCCAAGGAAGTACTATTTCAGAGGAACCTGCTACTATTGAAACACCAATAGGTACTATACCTAAGCCTGATTTTGATAAGGGAACTATTCCTACTATAGAAAAGCAGAAACCTGATGATGGTGGTACAAAGGATCCTAAGTTTAATGCTGGTCCTCCTGATAGCACAAAGAACAAGTCTTCTTATGGTGCTCAGATAAAACAGACCAATATTGTTAGTAAGGAAGAGGTTGAAGTTGCAACTGAAGGTAAAAAGGCAAAGAAAGACCACGATGGAGACGGTAAAATAGAAAGTGGTAAGGCAGAGTACTTCGGTTCTAAGGATAAGGCAATCAAAAAGGCAATGAGGAAAGAAGAATTGGAAGCTAAGTTGGAAGAGATTCTTACAGAACTTAGTGAAATGACTGAGACTACTTTTACTATAACTAAAGAGAGATGGGAGAAAGCAGTTGCTGAGAGAGAAGGCACAGTTGAAGAAGAAGCAGCATGTGATACAAAGTCTGAAGGATATGGAGCCAAGAAGAAGAAGACTATTGATAAAATAATGGGGTATGCTAGAAAAAAGTAAAGGAGTCTACTCATGCGACCTGGGAGGAGACTTTATCAGAAAAGAAAAAAGGTCTAGATGGTAAGGCTTGTTGGAAAGGATATAGTCAACGTGGTACTAAGATGAAAGGTGGTAAGCGTGTTGATAATTGTGTGAAGAACGAGGAAATGAGTATGACCAAAGAAGTAAAATCAAAGAAGAAGAAGAAGACGGTTGAGGTTATGCCTCGTATTGACGATGGTAAAGATCAGAAGGAACCAAAGAAAGGACCAGACATATACGTGAAGAACTAAATAATATTAATTGAGTTTTTATTATGACATTAGCAAAAGAGGCAATACTCGAAGCACTTAAGTGTTGTAGAGATGTGTATCCACATAAGCAAGACTTCCTAGTTAGTAGGAAGGTGGAAGGTCATACCATTCTTGCTGTAGAAGGAACTAATGAGACTACAGACTGGGTAACCAATCTGAAGTTTCTTATTAAACGTGACGATTGTCACAGAGGATTCAAGAACAATGCTAACAGGACACTAGCAGAACTAGTGG